ATCCAGTCTATGACTAAAGAAGAATGGCCGGCAAAGCATCCAGTAGCAACTCGGAAGCCTCAGTCATGATGAGCTGTGTTACACGACCCACCTCCGCCATGGCGTGTTGCTGACTAAGACCCAGAGTCTCCCCCGCCTGTGCCACCACCTTAATGGTATGAACGGCGTTGGTGACTCCTTTCGCGAGTGACTTGAGCGGCTTGAATTTACAAAACCGGTGGGGGTGTTGTTGTCCTGCTTTCAACGTTCGGTTAACTCCACCATTGAACATTACACGTGGTGGGTCAGGTCCAGTGTTCGACGCGGCATCCACAGTTAAGTGGATAATACCCGTGAACGGCTCCTTGAACGTGATTGCTGAGTATGCAATGTTTTCCGGGCCAGCACTTGACTCATACACGGTTTCCGAGTCTGTTCCCTCCCCTCCTTCATGAGTGATATCAAACATGATGGTGGAATTAGGGTCAATCATTTCCCGTGAAGGAAAGTCAGTGTCTGGATGGAATAACGGCTGGTGTGCCGTGGTTCCCTCAGTTGGGTGCGTGAAGGCATTTATCTGATCTTCCAAATGAATGAAAGCGCACTTCGACGCGGCTAGACCAACTCTGGGAGCCATTAGGTCAACTACATACTCGACGAAAACATCACCGAAATTTCGGATCTCATCTTCCTCTGGGTTGGTGTCGGTTAAAACTACTGCGACATATCCTAAGTCGGTCGTGCGTTGCTCAGCGGGATCTATAAGCTCAGAATGGTATTCGCGAACATACATTGTATCGTTCGGTCTGAGTGCTGATCGCGGTACTGACAGGGTCAATCCTTCCCACACTGGCCCTCTCTTGATTCCTTGGGCGTTCATAAGTGTGAGCCTATCAGTAGGCACTGGGTCATTAGGGTCGTAAATAGGGCACAAAGCTACTCCGCCATTCTCGAAAGTAGAACATACTGGCTCGTACGTGAACTTGAGTGTCTGAAATCTGTACTTCTCGAATCTGGAAGCCACTCCTGTCAACCAGGGGAAGGTACGCCCATCCCCTGGGTTGATCGGTAGCACGTATGGTTCAGCAGCCACTTTGTCATTACTGGCGGTGTGGTATGCAGGCTTGCTATTTATATGGTTTAACGTTCCACAAAACTCTCTGTGATGAATCCTCAATCCACCGTTTGGTAGACCAATCATCTTTCTTTGGGTTTGCCGCTGTTTCCCGCGGCTGGGTTTCTGTTGTTGTTGTTTAGTAACGTAATAATCTCGGTGAATGGCC